AATTCTTTTTTACATAACGCACTACCTTCACACAAAATACATCTTTCTTTTCTTTCATTATGTTGACAATATTTTGAACCATTACATTCTTTACAATTCTCTCTTCTAAGTTTATGTTGACATATTTGATTTCCATTGCATTCTTTACAATAATTTTTTCGGTTATTATGAATACATATTTGACTTCCATTACATAATTTACAATCATATTTTCTGATATTATGAATGCAAATTGCAGAACCACCACATCCTAATTTACATCTTGTTTTTATTATTCCGTGTTTACAAAACATACTACCATTACATTTTCTGCACCAATATTTAATAATTCCACATTGACATATAGATGAACCATTGCATTCTTTGCAATTTGATTTTATTTTTCCGTGTTCACAAAAAGCATTACCTTTGCATAATTTACAAGAATATTTTCTTTTATTATGTTCAATACATTTATATTCAGTATATAATTTCTTTGGTACTGCTATACTCATTTTGATTTTAATTTTAAAATGAAAATGAAAATAAATTTCAATTTTAATTTCAATTACAATCCGTGCCAATGTTTTATATAAAACATTGTGTTTTCACTAGGAAAATCCCCATAAATTTCATTATTGGGCAGTGTATATGGAATTAAATTAAGTTTTTGACAAACATATGGAAACCCAATTTGGTCTTGGGTTGTGTATTTTAGTGTTTGTAAATACCACAAGTCCAAAAATTGTTGAACTTCATCATCATTATTGATAAAAGCAATAAAACACGTAATCCATACACCAAAATGCGGGGACATTGATTCAAAATCCTTAAAAAATAAATCTCTATATCCATCTTTATGATAAACCTTATATTGATTGTCTACATCTTGATATGGTTGAAATTGATTATTATAAAATGTTTTTGTATATCTATCAATGTGTGATGCTTTAACTTCATTGCTCAATATTCCATTTCTTTGTTCGTGATGCCAACCTATTATTTTTTCTTTATAAATATTGTTTAATATATATTCACTTGTTTTATCATATATAATTTCAATAGTTCCATCTATCCAAACAATAACATCATATTTTTTTAATATAGGAATATTATGAAATGATTGTTTATAATATTTTGCTATATTAAATGTTGTATTATTATTAAATAATGAATTAATATATGTATTATCGTCCAAAATACTTTTATTTAAAAAATGATATGGAGTTGTATCAATTATCCATCCATTATTAACAATATTTGAATTATTTGTAAAACAAATAAAATCTGTTTCTATTGTTTGTTGTTTAAAATTTTTACAAGTTGTTTCATAATTTCCATAAATTGCTGTAATAAAACATATTTTAGCCATTATAATATAAATAATAAAATAATATTCAATATTATTCAAAATTCTTTTTAAGAAATTTCATTAAATAAGAATCCAAAAATATTTCTTTTTTTCCTTCGTGTTTTTTTTGAAAAATATAAGAATCATTATTTTTCTTAATAGTCCAACCATCATTAATAGCGTTAAATAAAAACACCATTTTTTTCAATTTAATATTATCAATATTGTTAATATTAATATCATTATCAATAATTATATCCATATTAGTATTTTTAAAGAAAAGTATATTTTTCTTTAAACATAAAATAATATATTTTTCTTAAATAAACAATTAAAAATTAGACACAAAAATATATATTGCTCGAATGCCCTCTTTTAAAACAAAAACAACAAAAAAAATAAAAATAAATAAAAAATCAATTACAACATTAGATGGAAAACACGGGGAATTTTTAAATGAATTTAACAAAGATGAAACATATAAAATTCCAAAATTAAGAAAAGAATGCGAGGAATTGACTAAAAGATTAGAAATAAGTAAAGAACTAACAATAGAACAAATAATGGATATTAAAGATGAAATAAAAGATATAAAGGAAGAAATAAAGATTTTAAAATCGAAAAAAAAGAAATATTATTTAGACAATTCAAAATATATATTTGATTATTTCGAGAACAAGAAAAACATTTCAATAGGAGAGACAACGAAAAATAAGAATAAAATATTAGATAACTTTTTCAAGATTAATAAACCAGATAATAATATTATTGAAAATAAAAATAACAACATTTTTTCTAAATATTTAAGTAATATAGATGAATCTTTTATAGACATAAATTCATTTATGTATTCTACAGAAACGTGTAGTTCTTGTAATAAAGGTGAATTAATACCAATGGACGATGAGGGCGTTTTAATTTGTAATTTTTGTTTTAGAAATGTCCAGTATTTAATTGAAAATGAAAAACCTTCTTATAAAGAACCCCCTAAAGAAGTTTGTTTTTATGCTTACAAAAAAATAAATCATTTCAAGGAAATATTAGCTCAATTTCAAGGAAAAGAAACTACACAAATACCAATTGAAGTAATTGAAAATCTAAAACAACAAATAAAAAAGGAGAGAATTGAAATAAATAAAATGACATATTATAAAACAAAAGAATTATTGAAAAAGTTGTCATACAATAAATATTATGAACACATCAATTTCATCAAAGACAAATTAGGAATAAAACCACCAATTATAAGTCAAGAATTAGAAGAAACCTTATGTAATTTTTTTATGGAAATACAATATCCTTATGCCAAACATTGTCCGGATTATAGAGTAAATTTTCTTCATTATTATTATGTTTTATATAAACTTTTTGAATTATTAGATGAAACACATTATTTAATTGAAATACCAATGTTAAAAGATAGAGAGAAATTAATAGAACAAGATACTATTTGGAGAAAAATTTGTCAAGAATTGGATTGGGAGTTTATTGCAACTGTATAATTTACAAAAGGACTTAAAGAACAATAGATTTATCTCTCTCTATTTTCAATTAGACACATTATTTATTGATTTATAAAAATAAGTCAATAAATAAACGGTTAACTATGTAATTGATTAAACTTATAGACCTCCGGGAAATCCGACTAAGTTGAGACCAATTCCTAAACCTGCACCAGAACGAGTAGAAACACCAATAGTAGGAATATAAGTATCTAAAATACAGAAGGTTGCAGCGGCTGTTAAGGCAATTAATACGATTTCTTCTAAATTCAATGAACGTTTAGGGATGGCATATGCAGCAATAGAAACCATTAAACCTTCTACAAGATACTTAATTACTCTTTTTACAAGTTCACCAATATCAAACATTCTTATAATAAATAAAAAGAAAAAAAAATAAATATATTATAAAATAAAAAACTTAAAATGAAATAATTATAATAATTATAAATGAGTAATTATAAAAAAAATATTGCTAAAACTAATAATTTTGAAAAGAAAACCGATAAAAACGGTAAAGTTAATAGTAAATATGTAGATTTATTGGAAGAAGATAAACCTATTGCAAATCAAAAATTTGTATGTGTATCGTTTGTTTCACCTGAAAAAATATTGAAAAGTAAAGAGATTTATTTTTTCCAAGAATTTTTAAAAAAATGGGATTTCAATAAAAGTATGGAAAAGATGGTACAATTCTTGAATTTTATTAGTTATAAATACAATCTAACATTTGATGATATTATGAAGGATTTTCAGGATTTTGTTAAGGAAGAACAAGAAACATTAAATAAATCAAGTTTAGAAGATGAATATAAAACATTTCTAGATAATAATGAAGACGAATTAGAGAAAAAATTTAATATTCATAACAACTTTCAAACTTCTATCAGAGGATTAAAGATTAGAGGTGTTTATCCAACAGTAGAAGAGGCAGAACTCAGGTGTAAAATGTTGAGAGAACTAGACCCAAATCACGATGTTTTCGTTGGACCTGTAGGATTATGGATGCCGTGGGATCCTGAAGCTTATAAAACAGGTCGTGTTGAATAAATTGAAGAAGAATTGAAAAAATTAATGCAAGAAAAAAATAAAAACGAAACTTTTGCAAGAGCCGCATTTGATGAAAGGGTTAAAGAAACAAAGAAAAAGGCTATTGAAGAAAATATTAAGAATGCTGAAAAAACCGGAAGTAGTTTAACACAAAATATTGACGAAGATGGAAATTTAATTGGAGTAAATAATATGAATACTCAAGTAAATAATTTTTCAAAGAACAATGATGAAATTACGGTTGCTGATATACGTAATGAATTATTTGAAGGTGATAATATTATTACTGGTAAAACGGATAATGGACAATCACAACTTCTAAGTGGACCATTTGCCAATATAAAATAAGCAGAATGAAATAATTTTATAATTTTAATTTTTTTAATTAAAATTATATTCTATAATAAAATATGAGCATTTTTAAAAGAAATAAAAAAATGAATAAATCTAAGAAAAACAAACATTTGATTAATAATAAAACACGTAAAAATAAAATACTTAAAGACAAAATTGTTGGAGAAATTCGTTTTTATGACAATCAAGATGATATTATTAAACAATTTCAAAAATCTAAAAAATATATTCATTCAATTAAAGTTTCTAATAGTCCTAATATAGAAGTGTTATATGGTGATAAAAAAGCATCATTGTATACAAATAAATTTTTGGAATTATATCCAAATAACAAATATGCTTTATATTTAAAAGAAAATTGTTACAAAGAAGTTGGAACCGATATTGGAATTACATATTCTGATATTAATGATTTAATTAAATGGTCTAATAATACAAATATACAAAAGAAAGTCGCCATTTTTGATTGGGACGGAACAATTTCTATTATTGAAGGTATAATTATTCCTTCAACTAGAGACATTGATGAAGATTTAAAAGAATATCAGGTTACTATTTCTGATATTGCTCTTTATTACGCTGGAACTCTAAATAGACTGAATAAACTGAGAGAAATGTTTAATCATTTAGATAAAAAAAATGTAGAAGTATATATTTTAACTAATAACCCAATTGCAACGTGTAATTGGCAGAAACATCAAAAATATGGTATAGGTCCAAAATCCAAATTAAACTTTTTAAAAATTGTAAAAGAATTTATTCCTCAAATTAAAGAAGAAAATATTTTGTGTGGATTTGATACAAATAATTTTAAACCCGACACTTTTTTTAATAATGAATATCTAAGACATTTATATTATGAAATCCAAAAATCACATATAACTTCACAATCTTCAGTTATCTAAATAAAATTAGTGAGAGAAAAGGAAAGTGTCTTTAAGTTGAAAATAATATATATTAACCCGTTCTTTTCTCTCACTAGAATATTTACCATTTTGATTTTTTAACGCTTATTTTAGGACCTTGTCCTCTTTTCTTTACATTGTTAGGGTCATATTTTTCATCTTCATCATCCGAATTTATTCCTTTTGATAATTCCCAGAATTCTTTACTTCCTAATTTGAAATCATTGTGGGCGTCTGCCTTGTACCAAAATACTTGTTCGTGTAATTTATTTGACTTTGCATTATTATTTATTACCAGACATTCATAATTTTCAGTACATTGGTCCATCACCTGGGAGAATGATTCAAATGTAGGAAACATTCCAGCATAATTCTCATAAATTCGTTTTCTATTTGCTATATATGGTTCTCTTAGTATAAAAACATAATCTATATTTGTTCTTAAAGTTGGTGGAATTCCCAAAGGATATTGCATTGTTATTATTAACATTATTTTCCAATGACGACCATTCATAAATAATAATCTCATCATTTTATCTCTCGTCCAGGCCCCATCATATAAACAATCATCTAATATTACAAACGCCCTCGGGTCTATTGTCGTTCTTTTATAAGTCTCTATTTCTTTTTTCATTTGTTTCAATACAGACTTTTGTCTTTTCAAAATATTCTCTATAATTGCTGTATTATATTCATTATGAATAAACAGTTTAGGCACCATTTTACCATAAAATCCATTACCTTCTTCAGTGCCTGCAACAACTACTCCGATAGGTATATCTTGCTGATAATATAATAAATCTCTCACTAAATACGATTTACCCGTGTCTCTTCTTCCAATTAATACAACTACTGGACCTTTTGATTCATTAGGTTTAAATGATATCGTTTTCATATCAAACTTTTTTAATTCAAGTGTCATTTTTATTATATATATGAGTTTTTTTATGATTTTTATTTACGCATTACATCTTTCAACATTTCAAATGCCGATTTTTACATCATAAAAAATAATTAAATGAATGTAAAATCAAGGGGCGTGTTTTTTTGATGTTTTTTAACGCCGATTTTCTTACTTAACCCTCTCTTTTTATTTAATTAAATATTTTTCATCTTTGCTAAAATTATTTTCACAATAAATAATGTTCCTCTGCTTCACACGTTATCCAGAAAAGTAAAGAAAATATACAAATAATTATTTATAAAAGGGTTTGGGTTTGGGTTTGGGTTTGGGTTTATAAATAATCGGCGGTTGAAATGTTAAAGGGTGTAAAAATACTTTATGTTGGTTTTAGTTGTTTAGGTTTGAATTTTAAACAATATAAAAACAATATATAAAACAACTTAAAGAAATACCAAATAAGTTAAAACTAAGTTATATTTATATTATACAAACTATTATTAATGTCTGGACAATTAAATGTTAATTATGAAAAAAGAAATAATTTAGAACTATTTAAAACTTTTAGAAACAACAAAGATTTATCATTATTAAAAGTTCAGAATTATATTCCAATTTATAATAATTTCTTTTCTTTTAATGAAACCAATTATAATGTCATAAATTTAAATAATAAATTTTATATAAGTAGTTTATTAAAACAAGTTGAAAATAGAGAGAATGTTTTTACCAGTATTTTAAAAAACACTGTAAATGAAACAACTTTAGAAAAAGAAATATTTATTAAATATGCACCATTAATTGACCCATTTAAATATTTAGTTGGAAAATATAATATTAATGATGATAAACTATTCAAATTACCCAAATTCAATTCAACCGATAAAGATGTTCACTATAAATTCATAGATAAAAATAATTCTTCATATATTGATAGTCTATTTTCATTTTTATCGAGTAAAATTATTCATAAATACAATTTTATACACGGAGTAGATTATTATGGGTCATTCTTAGCAATTAAATCAAATTATAAAGTCAATATTATTGATGACATAGAATATTTATGTAAATCTGATTATTTCAATAAATATAAAAATGTGGATTTTAAAGTTGACGATTTTAATTTTTTATTGGATAATGTTATTGATTCAAGAAAAAAACCAATCAAGATTGATAATGAAATATCATTATTTCCAGTTGAAACAATTGACGATAGTTTATTTGAAGACTTATTTGATACAAAATTAATAACTCTCGATGATTTAAAAAATAATTCATTGGAATTAATTGATGTTACAAATTCTAGTGATTTTTCATTAAAACAAGATAACAAAAGTACAACTATTAAATCGTCTTCTACGTGTTCTTCGAGGTCGTCCCATACAAGTGTTTCCGACGAATATCAAGAAGAAGAATTGGAAGAATTAGAAGAAAATTACGATGATGATGAAAATGTTGAAGATGAAGAAGATGGGGATGAAGATAGTGAAAATAGTGAAGATAGTGTTGACAAAATTAATGCAACAATCCCAAAATTCCCAGTAAATTTGATTTGTATGGAAAATTGCGAAAGCACTTTAGATGATTTAATTATCAATAATGAATTAAACAATGATGAATGGTTTTCCGCATTAATGCAGGTAATAATGATATTAATAACTTATCAAAAATGTTTTTCATTTACACATAATGACCTTCACACTAATAATATTATGTATAATAAAACCGAAAAAAAATATATATATTATCATTACAACAAGAAATATTATAAAGTTCCAACTTTTGGACGCATATTCAAAATAATTGACTTTGGTAGAAGCATTTATACATATAATGAAATTTTGTTTTGTAGTGATAGTTTTGAGCACGGTGGTGATGCTTCAACGCAATATAACTTTGAACCTTATTTCAATAATAAAAAACCAAGATTAGAACCGAATTATAGTTTTGATTTATGCCGTTTAGCTTGTTCAATATTTGATTATTTAATTGATGATTTAGATGACATAAAAGATTTGAATAGTTGTTCAAACATAATAAAATTAATAGTAGATTGGTGCACAGATGATAATAATATGAATATTTTATATAAAACAAATGGTGCTGAGAGATATCCAGAATTTAAATTATACAAAATGATTTCAAGATGCGTGCACAAACATACACCACACGCACAGTTGGAAAGAAAGGAATTTTCTAGTTATTTAGTAAAACGAAGCGATTTACCTAAAAAGTTTACATTAGTAAATGTGGATGAAATGCCGATTTTTACTATATAATAAATATTTATATATAATAAATCAAAAATGTCATACGGGTTTATAATTACACGTCACGTAAATTCAGACCTAACAAATCTTTACTGGAATAAATGTATAAAATGTATAAGAATGTTTTATCCAGAAGAAAAATTTAAGATTGTTGTGATAGATGACAATAGTAATTATGAATTTATAAAAGCAGAATTTGAATATAAAAACGTTGAATACGTTCAATCGGAATTTCCAAAACGAGGTGAATTATTACCATATTATTATTTTTATAAAAATCATTATTTTGATAATGCGGTAATATTACACGATAGCGTTTTTTTTCATAAGAAAATAATGTTTGAAAAAATCAAATTGCCCGTAATTCCATTATGGCATTTTGATTATGAGAAAGATGAAAATATCGCAAATTCTTTAAGAATAACTAAACATTTAAATAATAATAATAATATAATTGAATGTTTATTAATTGAAAAAAAATATAAAAACACATTTTCATTTATGAGGTTAAATGAAAATATAAAATGGAATGGTTGTTTTGGTGTGCAAACATTTATTAACCATAATTTTTTATCTATTGTTCAAAAAAAATATAATTTTATAAATTTGCTGAATGTAGTACATAATCGTAGTGATAGATGTTGTTTAGAAAGAGTAATGGGTATAATATTTAACTTAGAATGTCCGGAATTAATAAAAGTAAATTCAATTATGGGGGTTATTTCAAAATCATTAAAATGGGGGTATACTTATAAAGAATATATGGATGATTTAAATAAATACAAAAAATCAAAACATTCACTTGTTAAAGTATGGACTGGAAGATAAATTTTAGAATGGAGGATTATCTGTAAATACTGATGGATTAGAAATATTCCCTCCTTGTTGAATAACAGGTTTTAATTGTTCAATAACAAAGTGCCCTACAATAACACTGAAATAAACTAATAAGGAATCTCTTATTAAAAATTTTAATGGTTTGTTCTCTTTATCAACAACACGCATTTCAATGAATTTAATTATAAAAAAAATAATAGATATAAATGTCGAGATAACGAAAATATTATTCATTTTATATATTTTATCTTAGAACAAAGATTTGTTTTATTTTACGCATTATTCTAAAACTTCAATTTCATTTAATAATAAATCATCATTTAAATTTAAAGAAGGAAATTCAATATTATGAATATCTAAATTATCTAATCTTACATCTTCGTGTGTTATGCCAATTTTTTCAACTGTTTCATTATCGTCATCTGTATAATCATCAAAAGTTATTGAGTTTCTTTCCTGATTGTCGTTATTTAAAACTGGAAATTCATCATTGATTTCTTCCTTAATATAATTATTAGAAATAATATCACTTTCTAATCTTGGTATAGGTTTTATTTCTTTTATTATATGTGGTTTTTCATCAACTATGTCACGTTTATTTTCTTCATTAGTCTCATCTACATCTACAACCTCCTCCTTGATTTCTTCAACAACATCTTCTTCCACTGTTTCATCCATATAAGCCTTCAATATATTTTCAACGGGAATGCTTTCTCTAATAGTATTTAATATACATTCCTGAACGTTAATCTCAAGTTCTCTATGATTTTTTTGAATATTCAATGGAGAGATGCCAATTTCAAATAAATATACATTTTTATATATTTTTCTAGCAATGTTTACATAAACTTTGTGAATAAATTCATCTAATTTTGGAATATTAATATCTATTTTTTTCTGTTTTTTACCAACGCGTATAGCAGTTAATAACTTTAGTTGAATTATATGCACACACGTAATCAACTCTTCTAAATAATTACATCCACTCTTTTCAATAATTCTTAAACGTTCATTTTCAATAATATTTGCATTCCATTTTGGAATTCTACTAATAAAGTTCTGAAACGTCATTAAATATTTATCCATTTCATCATTTGATTTGCATAAATTTATTGCCTCTTTAAATATAGAATTCAATCCTTCTATCAATAAAGGCGTTAAAATAGTAATCAATCTAGCAGACCACTCATTTTTACTTTCGTGAAGAGAACTTATATTAAAATCATCCATATTACATAAAACTTATATTTTCTAAACTGTAATTTAAACTTAAATATAAAAAATTTAATATAAACATTATTAAAATTTTTTCATTTCTTAATTCTTTTCTTACTTTATTAAAACCAAATAATAATTCATATCTTTTCTCATCTGTTAAATTCGTAAATAATAGGTTATTTTCTATTAATTGTATTATATCTAGACCACTATAACCCTTCTCATATATTTTTTCTGAAAATAATATTAATTTATCATAAATATTATCTATGGTATTTAAATTAAAGTTTTTATTTAATTCTTTTTTTAACCATTCTACTCGTTGATTTTTTATTTCTTTGTGTTTAAATGTTTTATTTAAATTATAATTATATAAATTCACATTTATACCATTATAAATAGGTTCAGAAACATATATTTCACAAAATCGCGAGAGAATTGGTTTTAATAACTTATACTTATCATCAACAATTATAAAGAATCTAGTATTATGACTAAACAATTCTATACATCTTCTTAATGCGGATTGTGCGTCAATTGTTAATTTGTCAGCATTTAACAGAATAATACTCTTAAAAATATCTCCACCATTTGAATTTATATGTGTTTTAGCAAAAAACTTCAACTCATCTCTAATAAATTTAATACCTTTGCCGTGTGCACAATTTACATACATAACAAACGTTTTAATTTTCAATCTATCATTATTATAAATTAAATTTATAAAATTATTAACAATCGTTTTCTTACCACTTCCAGTTGGACCGTGAAATATTATATTTGGAATTTTATGAATTTCGTGAAAGTAATTTAGTTTTTCCATTATTAATGAATGTATTTTTAATGTTGTCATTTTTATATATTTTATAAATTATATATTAATTTTTTAAGCGAATATATAATTATATTCATTTTTATATTTTATTTATTTTCATACATAATAATTTAAAGATTTAGGACAAAAATATATATATATGTCAGATACAAATCAAAATATTAATTCTGTAGAAAATAATGTCCTTACTATAAAAACCGTACAAATTGCTCCTTTTAGGACGTTGATGACAGCTTTAAAAGATATTTTATTAGAAACTAATATTACATTTCAACCTGACGGAATACGAATTATAAATATGGATAAAAGTCACACCATTTTAGCACACTTATTTTTAGCTTCTCAAAATTTTGAATTTTACGAATGTAAAAAAGAAAAAATTATTATTGGTGTAAATATGTATCATTTATTTAAATTAATTAATTCAATTGATAATGATGATACTTTAACTATTTATATAGAGAATTCTGATTATATTGATGGAATCGTTTCCCATTTGGCATTAAAATATGAAAATGGTGAAATTAAGCAATGTAAAACTCAAAAACTAAGATTAATTGAACCAGAACAAGAAGAATTAGAATATCCAGATGTAAAATTTTCATCAGTCATAAATTTGCCATCTACTGATTTTCAAAAAATTATTCGTGATTTGTCGTGTATTTCAGATAAATTAGAAATTAAATCAGTTGGAAATGAATTAATATTCAAATGTTCTGGTCAATTCGCATCAGCAGAAATACATCGCGCTGAATCTGATGGAAGTATGGGTTTTATACTAAAACAAGATTCTTCTAAAGTAATTCAAGGTGAGTTTTCATTGAAAAACTTAGGTTATTTTATTAAATGCACAAATTTATGTTCTCAAATTGAAGTATATTTAGAAAATGATTTACCGCTTGTTGTTAAATATAATGTTGCGAGTTTGGGAGAGATAAAACTTTGTTTAGCACCATTGCCACTATCATAATTGGTATAATCGAATAATTAATTATAATTATAAATATTATATAATATGAATTTTTTAAATAACGTTTTTAGGACTGAGAAAAAAATTTATTTAAGTTATAGTGATTATAATAATAGAAGAAATCTTGTATGTAGTAATAACAATTATGTTAATCAACCAAATATTACTGGTCCTAATGGATTTGATGGACCTACTGGTCCGTGGGGTTATCCAGGTGTTTCTGGAATGATGGGACCAATGGGACCCACTGGTCACTGTTGTACGGGTTATACAGGAGCAACAGGGACTATTGGAAAAATTGGTCTAGCTAATAATTTTGCAGGACCAATAGGGTGTACCGGATACATAGGACCAATAGGGTGTACTGGATACATAGGACCAATAGGGTGTACTGGATACATAGGACCAATCGGGTGTACTGGTACAACTGGTATAAATGGTAATTTAAACGTTACTGGTGGCACTGGAATAAATTTTTCACCAACAGATAATTATAGTTTTTCGCTTTCTCCATACAATAGTACTTCAAATACTAATGTAAATGAAAATACTATTTTAAGTTGGAGTATTGATAAATATGGTAGAAGTTCTGTTACAACAATTAATCCTAATGCAAATACAGGACTTTTGTCATTCAATCCAACAACATCTGATAATACTTTTACAGACAATGATGGTGCACAATATAAGACTTTTGTTGTTACCCAAACACCAACTACTATGACTGTTCTAAGTAAATTATATGTAAGTATGTGTTTAGTTGGTGGTGGTGGTGGAGGTGCAAATTCATATTATTCACATTGTTCTGGTGCTGGTGCAGGTGAATTGATGTTTGTAAATAATTATTTACTCTCTAGTGGAACATATACTATAACCATTGGTTCTGGAGGAACTGGTGCAACTGCTGCAGAATCCCCGGGTTCTAATGGAAATCCGACAAATATTAAGAATTCATCTAGTATAACACTGTTTCAATCTGCAGGAGGTGCAGGAGCAGTTGTTTCTACTAATGGAGTTGATGGAATTCAGGGTTCAATTTATAATTTTCCAACATATTCAAGCATAGAATTAGGAACATCATCTGCTAGTGGTGGTGGAAGTAGTTCATCTTCTGCTTATAATGGAGGTACAGCAATAACATCAAATTATTCAAATGTTATTGTTCCATATCTAAATATAAATCCACCTCAAGTGTGGAGTTATGGGTCAAATGGTGGAAATAGTCATTATGACATTAACAACAATTCAGGCGGAGGTGGTGGAGGTGCTGGAGGTGTTGGTTTTAGTCCTATAGATAAATATGGTGGAACTGGTGGAGTAGGATTAAAAATTTATTTTGATAATACGGGTGGTAGGCCATTATGTGGTGGTTCTGCTGGAACTGGTGATTACACAGATAAAAATAATAATGACACAACTTATGGTGCTGGTAAAAGTGAGTATTATGATGATAGTAATGGGGCTACTTCGGCAAGTAATAATACTGGTTCAGGGGGGGGGTCGTCACAAACTAATAATGGAGGTGGAAACGGTGGAAGTGGATTATTTATGATTAGATATCAAATTAATTAATTAATTAAAAACTAATTAAAAACTTATATATTAATATATTATGTCAGTATATTTAAATACAAATTGTAGTCAAATTCCGACTGTATATAAAATTCCAACTTTAAGGGGACAACGCGGAGCAATTGGACCACAGGGAACTACGGGAAACACGGGAGCAACTGGTTATACAGGAGCAACTGGAAGAAGTTGTAGAGGACCCACAGGTCCACAGGGTCCTCAAGGAAATACTGGAAACACCGGTTCTATGGGACCTACTGGTGCAACTGGTTCTATGGGACCTACTGGTGCAACTGGTTCTATGGGACCTACTGGTGCAACTGGTGAAACTGGTGAAACTGGACCAACTGGGTTTACTGGACCAACCGGACAATTAATTTATCCAACGGGAGCAACTGGTTTAACATCAGGGTACGATTTATCATCAGACCAAATTGTGTTATCCTTAGATACATTAACAGGCGCTACTGGAAAATACACCATATATCCTAGTTATAATTATAATATAAACATTGATGCTTTTGGAAGAAGTATTATTAATTTAGGTGATATTTCATTGAATGTAATTACGCCTGTTGATACAAATGTAAATTATACTTCGAGTAGTTTTACAAATACTTTTAGTGGAATAAGTTATTATTATTATGACGTGTATCTAAATAGTGGTGCAACAGACGTTTCTGGTTCAATTGTATTTTATGCCGGGTCAAAAGGAAATATTGACATTCTTTTAATTGGGGGTGGTGGTGGTGGTGCGATGGATTCCACAAATGCCGCGTCTGGTGCTGGAGCAGGTGAAGTAATGTTCTTGAATAATTTTCCATTACAACAAGGATATTATAATTTTAGTATAGGAAATGGTGGAGCAGGTGCTTCTTCAATCAACGGAAATGGTTTGGATGGAAATTATACGTCTATATTTTATAACAAATTAGTACCGCCATCTATAACTTCTTATTTGGACGCATCATATGCAGCAGCAGGAGGTATAGGTGGTGTATATAATTCTACAGGAACTGATGGATCACTAGGAATTATAAGCATTCCAAACATTAGTAAAAATAGTCAAACCTCGTCTGGAAGTGGAGGTGCTGGAATAAGTGGCGCTACGATAGGTGGAACTGCTTTAAACATTGATTATTCAACAGCATTAACACCTTTTATAAATTTTACTCTTTCACCTACAATATGGAGTTACGCAAATTCTGGTGGAGCAGGTCATTACCACAGTAGTGGTGGTGGAAATGCGGGTGGTGGTGGTGGGGGAGCAGGCGGTGCAGGTAGTATTGGAACTTACATCTCAAGTTCAGGAAACGGGGGAACTGGTGGAACCGGATTATATATTTACTATACAAGTATAACAAGTTGTTTAAATAATCCTGATGGCGTTGCAGGTGGTTCATCTGGTCTTAGTGATGGGACAGTCCCAGTAAGTGGGTTTGGTGCAGGTGTATCAAATAATTCTGGGTTAGGTGGTGATGGTACACAAGGCACTGGGTCTGGGGGTGGTTCGGGTAAAACTGGTGGAGGAAGTGGAGGTTCAGGTAGAGTTGTTATAAGATATATAAAATATTAATAAAATAAATAATTAAATATATAAATATAACAAAATATTTATATATTATGCAAACTACAATAGTATCGTGTTTTTTATCTAATACTAATTTTCGAAAAGACCGAAATACAAAAAAGTATATTGAATATGGAATAAATTTATTGGTGACAGATATACCAAAAATAGTTTTTCTGGATGATAATGTGATAAATATATTGATTAATGATTATAAATATCAACAAAATGAATACACTCATATTATAATTATTAAGACTGAAGACTTGTATTTGTACAATTATAAGGACAAAATTACAAAATTCAACATAATAACAGATTTTCCAGATAAAGATACAATGGATTATATGTTATTAATTTGTAATAAAACTGAATTTATAAAAAGAGCAATAATAATAAATAAATTTAATACAGAACATTTTATTTGGGTAGATTTTGGAATAAATCATATATTCAAATGTTCTGTTGAAAATTTTCATAAAAAACTTGAAAATATGGCAAATAAAGAATATGACAAAATCCGTATAGGTTCAATAGTAAACACACATTGCAATAAAAAAAATCTAGACATTTATAGAAAAGTATGTTGGGTTTTTGCTGGTGGGGTGTTTGGTGGAAATAAAGATTATTTATTAGAATTTGCAGAATTAACAAAATGTAAATGTTTAGAAATAATAGAAAAGAAGGGCACAATAATGTGGGAAGTAAATATTTGGTATTTAGTATTTACCGATAATAAAGAGTTGTTTTCTCCTTATTATTGCGACCATAATGAAACATTAATTACAAATTACTAATAAATAATTTTACTATCAATATATGACTTATTATAAACTGCAATTTTTGTAGTTCTATCCCAAACACTATAAGGAACAATAACTCGACTATCCTCAACTATTAAACCAACAGAATATTCTATAGGTTCGCCTTCAAATTTAAAAGGCGCTGAATATCTTAATAATTTCATATTGTTATCAAATACAACAAATAAATGGTAATAATGTCTAGGTGATTCGTAAGAAACCAAATGAACAATAAACCAAATTTCATCTTTATAATTAAAACCACACGTCGATCCGCGAATATTTTTGAATAAACGAGGCATTTCTTCAGTTCTAATCAAGTCAAGAGTGTGATTGTCCCCTTCAACATTATGATTAATTTTACAAAGTTGAAGTGGGTTCCACCCATAAATTATTAATGTTTCATTATTAACATTTGCATAAACCCAATTTTTTTCACAGTTTGATTTATTGAAGGTTGGTTTTATTTCATATGGAACCAAACTTTCAGAATCTTTATTGTAATCACCATAACATATACCAATGTGTCCATTTTTATGCAAACCAGTTCCAATAAATTTAATTTTATTATTGTCATTGAAAATTTTAACATCTTCAATTCCAATATATCTTCTATTGTCAAAATCACTATTGAATAACTTTTCTTCAACAATCATAAATTCTTTCGTCAATTCAATATACCGATTCAATGTAATAATATGGTCATCACAATTGTGGTAATATCCGCCATTATCAATTGTATAATTTACCAAACGCATATTCATAAGATAACCGTCATTGTGTGGAATAATACAACTGGATGATGAATTAAAATTGCGGTCTTCTTTATTACCAATTGTGTAATTAATTGACAAATTCATATTTAAATTAAATATTGGTTTCAATACATCTTTATAAAATTTCATATTTGATGATGTATTTCTAATAAGACTATCATCATAACAATTATTAAATATAGTAATTAATTGGTCGTTAATATTTTTTATACCTAAATAGCAAGAAATAATAGAATATTCATATTCTAATTTGTATGTATAGATATCGTTAGACAAAAATAGATATTCATCTTTATTTGTTGCTTTTGACAAAGATTCTTTGGCCATTTTATAAAAAGCAAGAGCTGTGTGACATTTATTAATAATTCTATAATGTTCAATAATTAAATATAAATTTTCAATACGATTTGGTAAAACATTATATGCTTCAATCCAATAAAAGATTGCTTGGTCTATTTTATTCATTTTTTTATAACATATACCAATTCTATAATAACTATACCAAATTTCTTGTATCCATCCTCCGAGATAAATTCTTTTTTTATACATATCAATTGCTAATTCGTGGTGTCCGTTGTCGTGATATGTATTTGCAAGATAAAAGTGATATCTATCATTTTTCGGTTCATCTTCAATACCTTTAATAAGTAAATCTCTATCTCTCTCATACTTGTTTGATTTAGAACCGCCATCACCAATATCATTAATAAATATTAAATTTTTATCAAAACTCGCGGATTTGTTATTTTGGGGTGTAGAAACATATTCATGTGTAACGCCAACATAATTATAAAGACCATTATTTCGTATAATTCTTTGATTAGGATAATAGAAACTAAGAGAACCTTGTAAAATAGTGTAACTATCATAAACTAACAAATTTTTATTGAATCCAGGTTTAATTTCTAATATCATATCAGCATCCATTAATAATACATAATCAGTAAGACCCACGCATTTTTTCAAAGAAACATTTCTATTATGCGCGAAATTTACGAATTGTTCATCAAAAATAATTCCATTAATATTTTTCTTATCAAAAAAGTTTTTAATAATTTCTTTAGTATTATCGGTAGAACCTGTATCACAAATACAATAGAAATCTATAATTGGTGATACTGATTCTAATAATCGTTCAATTATTCTGCCTTCGTTTTTAACAATCATATTTAAACAAAGGGTAGGTTCTTTTTTTTCACTAATATTTATTTCCATAATGATTAAATAATATATAATATTAATTTTTAAGTTATTTATAAAGTAATTTATATAATTATATATATACTATGGCTCAAACTAGATTTAATGATGACCCGTGTAGGATATCAAAAAAGTTACAACAAATGACAGACCAAGGTAGATATGTTTTAAATGTTCCCGGAATTGGTGAAAGACCATCATTTGTTGAAGACCCACAAATTATTTTACAAAAATGGGGTGGAAATTTAAGAACAAATCCGGTAAATTTAGAAAGTAATTTGTTTGGTGTAAATAAACCATTGAGTAGAGATTGTTTAGGAAAGGATGAATATAATAACCGAGAATTCAAGGTAGTAACGAATGAAGTAAAATACCCAAATAATACAAATTTATATACTGAACAATCTAGAACAATAATGCCGGCGTGGACTTGTCGCGATAGTGAACAAGTGAATTGGTATATATTGCCATTAAACCCACAAGAAAATACTTGTATGTCTTTTCAAAATAATATAAGTACTCGAATTTTAGAAAAAGATAATTTTTTATGTAAAAGACCTTTTAATCTTTAGAAAATGTTATTGAGGTATGAAGCTAAATAAAAATATAATACTCTATATATAATATAATGGAAATAGCTATTCCTTTTATAGCATTAGCAGGGGCATATGTAATATCTAATCAACAAAATAATAGCAATAGTGTTAAAAATCAAAAAAAAAATTTAGAAAGGGGATTAAAAATTATACAAAAAGAGGAATTTACAAATATGGGAAATAGAAATCAATTAACAAACACAGACATTCCTCCACAAAATTTTCCAATTACTAATTTAAATGAATTAAAAGATACAGTACAAAATTATCAAAATCCAAATACAGCAACAGATAAATATTTCGACCAGAATTTATATGAAAAGAGTGAAGTTAGTGGTAAAAAAGTTTCAAACAATATTCAAGAAATATATTCTCTCACTGGAAATTATTTAGATAGTAAAGAATTTAAGCATAATAATATGGTTCCTTTTTATGGTGGTAAATTTAAAGGAGACACATATGGTGTTAATATGGCAGAAACAATATTAGATAATATGGCTGGAACGGGTTCTCAAGTTATAAAGAAAATAGAACAGGCGCCTTTATTTAAACCACAAAGTGATATGCAGTGGTCTAACGGGGCTCCAAATATGAGTGACTTTTATCAATCGAGAGTTAATCCAGCTATGAATAATGCAATGGTAAAACCATTTGAATCAGAATATGTTGGTCCAGGTTTAGGTATGGGATATACAACAAACGGAAGTGGTGGTTATAATTCAGGTATGGAAGCAAGAGATAGTTGGTTACCCAAAACAGTGGATGAGTTACGTGTTTCTACAAACCCCAAAATGGAATATTCTTTAGAAAACCATCAAGGACCATCTTATTCGCACGTTCAAAATTTAGGAATATTGGGTAAAGTAGAGAAATACCATCCAGACACTTTTTTTGTAAATTCTCAAGATAGATGGTTGACAACTACAGGACAAGAAAAAGGTCAAGCATTAAGACCAATTGAAGAGGTTCATAGCACTTCTAGAACAAATAGTTCTCAACCTTATGCAGGTGTTGCTGGTGCAGCTGAAAAAACCGCAAATTACGTAAATGGTGTTTATACTGAACCAAAAAGAGTTGTTTTACCTTCGTGCGATGTTCCAGCATCATATGGTTCAGGAAGAGGAAATAATAATAGCGAAAATATAAATAGTTATACAAATTATAAAAATCACCGTTCTTCTACAAATCAACCAGACACTTATGGAAGTATGTTTAAAGGAACTATTGGTGCTATACTAAATCCAATTATTAATGCGATAAGACCTACGAGGAAAGAAGAATACACCTCAAATATTCGTGTTTATGGGGATGTTTCAAGCACAGTTCAACAGAACTATGTATTAAACCCAAATGATGTTCCAACTACAACAATAAAAGAGACAACAATATATCAACCAGACTCTTATATAAACAATCAATCGAGTGTAGGTCACGTCTTACACAATCAACAAGCAATAAATAATCAGAGGGATACTACAACGTGTAGTTATATTGGGAATGTTGGTGGAAATGGTGCTGTAAATCAAGGAGAAGTAATTGTTGATGCGGCTTACAGACAATATAATAATGAACTTAAAGAACCAACACAAAAAAGTTATACAAATCACGGGTCTAACCAAATATTTAACCAAACGGTAAATATGAATATTTCTAAAATCGATAGTGATAGAGACAATCCTAGAATGTGGGTTCCAAATGCGGCAACCATAGGGCAAATACCATTAAGTAAGGATGCATTTACACCGGTTAGAAGCAAACAACAATATGATGAAAATAAAATTGGATGTGAAAGAATACAACCGGATTTATTGAATGCATTTAGGTCCAATCCTTATACCCATTCACTAACAAATAGTGTATAATAAAACAACAAAACATTATTCATTACTATCTTTATTAAATTGAAGATAGAGAGAGATAAAATTCTTCTTTAAGTAGGTTTATAATATATATTAGCATTCTCTTTCTCTCACCGAATTAATTGATTGATTTTAAAATTATATAAAAACATTTCAAAATACAAATATAAAAAAATTAAAAGATTTATAATATGAGAATTATTGTAAAAGATTATCCAAAATGTTATAATACATTGAATAAATGGTTAGATAATATTTCTCCAAAAAGGAGAGAAATATATGAAATAATAAAACCAATTTTATGTGATGTTTCATTAAGAGATGGATTGCAAGGAATTAAACCAGAAGATATGCAGAGGTTTACAACAATTGAAAAAACCAAAATTTATCATAAAATATTGTTTAATCATAAACCAAATAAAATGGAAATCGGTTCAATTGTAAACCCTAGACTTTTACCGATTTTTTCAGACACAATTGAATTGTTAAATATAATAAATAAAGAAAAAGAAAAAGAAAAAGAATGCGACGAAACAAAATTATATATACTCACTCCAAATGATAGAAATTTATATCACGCAAAAAATAATAATGTTGTAAATTATTCATTTATAACTTCGGTTTCGAATAGTTTTCAAAGAAAAAATACAAACAAAAACATTATTGAAACAAAAGGCGAGATTAATAAGATGTGTTCAACAGTAAAAGATGTTTTAGACAAAAAAATAAAATTGTATATTTCGTGTATAAATAAATGTCCTATAGAGGGTATTATAGACAACAATTTAATTATTTATGAAATTTTATATTACAATAATATTGAATGTATTGATGAAATTTGTCTTTCTGACACTTGTGGTACATTGAAATTTGAGGATTATAAATATATTTTAGACAATTGTTTGGATAATAGAGTAAATAATCATAAATTATCTTTACATTTACATTGCGATGAAAGTAATATAGATGATATTAAAAAAATATTTAATTATTCCTTAAATAATATGATAAATAAATTCGATGTTTCATATTTGAATACAGGAGGTTGCACGATGACTATGAACCACAATGATTTACACAATAATTTGTCTTATGAATTATATTATAAACTTTTGACAGAATATATTGAACACCAAGACGAAAAATAATTAATAAATAAAAATAATATAAAAATGTTTTAATATTATTATTAAAAAATGAATAAAGAAATAGATGAAAATAATGTAGATGACAATGAAAATATAAATCTTTGTATTGATAATATTAAAAAACTTTTTTTATTGTATAAACACAATTCTTACATTAAAAGTAGAATAAATTATCATATTACAAATATTTTACCAAACTCGCTCAATAATGAAAATAAATTAAAACAAAAAAGAAGTTTGAGATTTGATTATTTAACAAACGAGCAAAATCAATTTATTCAGTTTTTTTTAAGTGAAAACAAATACTATTATCTACAATCTAGTAATTATTTTTATTATTATGACAATCTAACATATTCCATTGTTAAAGAAGATATTATTTTACATAAATTATTAAGTTCAATCTCAAAAGATAGAAAATTGATGGATTGGAAGTATAGAACAAAAATTAATATTATAAAACAAATTAAAAATAGAAATTTATTAAAAAGCATTCCTGAAACCGAAACTATACAAAACGTATTGAACTTATTATATCCATTATTATTTCAAGATAAAAAACAAGTAAAATACTTCTTAACAATTATTGGAGATAATATTCTTAAAAAAAATAATAATTTTATTTATTTAGTTAAACCCAAAACAAATAAATTGTTATCTGAATTAAATTCTATTTCTTATATAAAAACCGGGTTTTCTAATATTACACATAATTTTGTAACAAAATTTAATCAAAAGTATAATTATGAAAATTGTAGATTGTTAAAAATGAATAATAATATTCAAATTGATAATTGGAAAAATATTATGAATTTATATGGAATCGATATAATTTGTGTTGCAGCACATTATTCAAAAAGATTTGAAAATTCTGAAAATTATATTCAAACAATTATAAATAATGAAAAAATATATAATTATACATTATTTTTAATAAATAATAATCAAAATGACATTTTTGTCAAATTCTGTAATCATTCAATACAACAAAATGATAATGTAGACAATAATGAAAAGTCCAAAATATATATTACTTGGAAAAATATGCATTATATATGGAAATTATTTATTTCCCATTTCTCTCTTCCTAGTACAATTTTATTAACTACTCTCAAGACTTTATTAAAAGAAAAATATGAATATGATGAAAATACAGACACATTTTATAATGTAACAAGTCAATATCTTCCGTGTGTTAGTGATTTTATTCTTTTTTGGGAAAAAACAATTATTATTAATAATATGAGTAGTCCAAACAATGATTTTGAACAAGAAATCGAAATTGATGAAATATGTTATCTATTCAAAAAATGGACACAAGATAACCATCTTATTACTATATCAAATGGTAATATTTATGAGAATGATGTTATCAAAATTTTAAAACACTTCTTTTCTTCAATAAAAGTTGTTGATAATAAATATATTATTGGAGTATATTCAAATATGTGGAATAAAAATGTCGATATTAATAATTCACTGATTCTTCTCAAAGAATATTACAATAATAAAAATAATGGACACATTCATTTTGATGATGCATACGATTTTTACTGTAAGTTTTGTAATAAAAATAAAAATAATATCAAATTTATTATAAGCAAAAGATATTTTGAAAAGTATTTGTATTTGAACATATCTAATTATATAACTCACGACAACTTCATTTCTTCTGAATGGTATAAACAAAAATAAGTTTTATAATAAATTAGGATAAAATTAAACTTTTAGATAATTAAAATACTTTTTTGTAAATGTAATATATAGAAAATGGAAAATGGACGAATGATGTTGTTACATTCTTTAATAATTGGTGTTTTATTATACATCCTTATGTTTTTTATACTTGGTCAAAGACAAATTGTTACTGAAAACAGAAGTATTTTGTTAGCAGCATTAATATTAATATATATGATTTTATTTGGTCACAGATTACCAAGTTCAATAAATAAAAATTTATTCTAATAATATTGACTTTTGAAAAGTCAAAAGGTGTAATAAAAATAATAAAAAAAATTTCATATTTTTTCATTATTTAAACAACTGGAAAAGAAGGTTGACTCGCAATTCCACAAATACCACTATCGTTTTCACTATCACTTCTTTCTATTTTAACATAACCACCATCTCCCCACGAAGAACCCCAAGAATTTTTTACTAACCAATATTTTATTCCATTTTCAACCCCATAACCAACTATGAGAACACCGTGGTCTAGATTTTTACCACAAAAATAACCACTAATAACCCCTGTTGAATAATGTTGAAATATGTATCTGTCGGCTTCAATCGCAACTGATACTGGACCAATAGATACAGCTTCTTTAAGCGCAAGCTGATTATTTTCAGGAACATCAAAACAACCTGTTAATTGAACTACATTATTGGTATTTATTTTGTTATTACTTTCACAAGTTGTGGTTGATCCACCGTTAAATGAAGAATATGGGTATTCATCTTCACTACATAACCCTTTATCAATAGCATATTTAAATGCGTTATCCATTAAACCTCCATTACATCCATTATTGCCATATTCTACAGAACAATCAATTAACTGTTCTTCTGATAAACTAATTAAATTACCAGTTTTTATAGCGTAAGCACCTTCAATCGCACCAGTTGCTGAAAAACTCCAACAACTTCCACATTTCCCTTGATTTTTAACATCACTAACAGCACCTTCTACTCTCCAATCAATTTCATCAGGAACAAATAATTCACTATAATTATATTTATTACATTGATATTCAATATTTTTTTTATTATTAAAACCCCCTACAAATAATTCTTGAAATTCAGTTGATGATAAATCTGTAAAATTATTTATATTCATAGTAAAATTATTTTTGAAGTTAGAATTATGTTTAATAATATCATAAAGATTAAATTTAAATATCAAATATCTATATTTTAATTCTTTAATTGTATCATATGTCTTATTAAAATTTTTAGTGAAATCTATAAATTTATTCCAATAAAATGTTTCATTGTGTCCAACTATTAAAACTGATTGTAAATAATTTTGTTCATATGGGTGATTTATTAAATTATTGGCAAGAGAAATCAAATAATAATTTATGGTGAACACAATAAAAATAATTCCAAATGCTAACATTTTATATATATTTTAAAGTTATATTTGTTTAATATATTTTCATATAAATATATTAAATATAATTTAAAACAACAAATTTAATGGTGTCTTCGACTTCGACTTCCTCTTCTTCGTTTTCCTGCAGTTTGCGCTAAATCAACAGATGTGTTATGTGTTGCAGTAACTTCTTCTGGACTAGAATTCAAACTTTGAGTATATTTTCCTCCCTTCATACTTCTTGATTTCTTTGAAGAATTGTGAAGTTTAACAGCACCAAAATGCCCTTTTTTGGTTCCATAACCGGCACGGACTAATCTTTTCTCTCTCTTTGCCGTTGTATGTTTCTTCTTACTTACAATTCTTCCATTTTTATTTTGTAAAAGATGTTCTTTTGTCAAACCACCTGAGGTCTTATACGCAGTTCCGTGATGAACTTGAGCTCGTGAACCCTCTAGAATCTCGTATTTATGTCCTTTAATTAAATAATGTCCTTCGGCATTTTTTGTGTAGCGTGTCATATAAAATATAATAAGAAAATAATAAATTATTATTTGTATAAAATAATACGCACTCTTTGTTTATTAAAATTTATTTTTTAATGGACCCATAATACCACCAGATTGTCCTTCCATTTTCCCCATAAATAGTATGGGTTGTCTTCTCTCTGTATAATTTCCAAATTGTATTTTTCCTCCTAAATAATTATTTACAATATTTGCTATCCTTTGGTTTTTTGTTTGCCCTTGAACGTTATTTGAAGTAATTAATACTTTTTTGTTATTTAATTTAGGACATACACAAGACGAGTTTTTATTTTCCCTGCTTTCTATTATTCTTCTTGTTAGACTGCTGATATAATTGTAATACATTTATAATATTATTATATTATATAAAATGACATCTTCAATTAGTGAACAATCAAAGAAAAAATTAATTCATAAATTTCAACCACCCGATGAGAGAGATAGAATATATAAAGTTATTAATAATGTTACTGGTAACAATAATAATAATAATAAATTATCATTATCTACATATATGGTCCCAAATTTAAATTTAGCAAATGTTTTAGACCAAGGTGATTTAGGTGATTGTGTAAGTAATGCATTAGCATTTACAATTAGTACAATGACAAAATCCAGATTGAATATTTCAAGACTTATGCATTATACTATTACGAGATGTATTTCAGGTGATAGTATAACAGATGATAACGGATTATATATTCGTGATGCTTGTAAATCTATATCGTCGAATGGTGTATCTCTTGAAACAGTGTGGCCTTATATTCCAAATAATTATTTTACATTCCCATCAATTTATACTTTAAAATGTAATAATTTATTTGTAAATTATAGTTATACATTTGTTAAAAATGATTTAAATAGTTTAAAAAATTGTTTATTAGTTAATAATGTACCAATAATTTTTGGCTTCTATATTTATAGCACTTTTTTATCAAGTGCTGTTACAAATACTGGTATAGTTCCTATTCCGAATACGAAAACAGAAACATATCAAGGAGGTCATTGTGCGTGTATTGTTGGGTTCAATGATACGACCCAATGTTTTACTTGTGTAAATTCGTGGGGAACATCGTGGGGAAATAAAGGATTGTTCTATATGCCATATAATTATGTAACAAATTCAAAATTATGTAGCGATTTTTGTTTTTTGTATTTCAAATATTGAAATAAATAAATTAATATTTAAACAAAAAAATATATTTTAAATAAATGGATAATTATAAAATAATTATATGTATTTTTGGTTGTGTACATATTGAAAAATATAGTAAACAAGTTGAAACCATAAATAATACGTGGGGACTAAATTGTAAAGATTCTGTAAAGTTATTATATTTTTTAGGTGAAGAAAAATCTAATAACTTTACCGGGGAAAAATATATATATATTCCAAAAGTAAATGATGATTATATATCAGCATCATATAAACAATATTTAGGGTTAAAATATATTTATGAAAATTACAAAACCGATTTTGTATTTGTTTGTGGAACTGATACTTTTATAAACATTCCAAAATTATTATTATTATTAAATAAATATAATCCAACAGAAAATTTATTTATTGGTGGACACGGAGGCACGATAGAATTATTAAAAGATTTTCGTCAATATTTTCATAATGGAGGAGCCGGATTTATTTTAACTAAAAAATGTCTAGAAGAATTATATCCATTGATTGATAATTTAATGGATGATTGGAATTATATGTGCAATCATATTTTCGATGATAGGTCCAGATATAATTTTTGTGCCGATGTTTCTATTAGTTATTATCTTGAACATTTTGTAAAAACCACAACAGTAAAAATAGATGATTTATCATTTTTAGATTGTAATTATAAAGGAATAAATAATGATAGACGCGGAATACCTTGGAAATGTCATTGTCACGGACATCCAGTAAATATTTCAAATATTGTTACTTGTCATAATATGAGTTTGGACGATTTTTATGAGTTTAACGATATTCTTTTATCAAACAACTATTTTATAGAATAGCAGTCTTAAAGAAAGAATAAATAAAAATTGAAATAAACTTAAACCCATAATAATATAATAAATAAACAATATATTTTTAGAAAATGAACACAAAAGAAGAACTCTCAAATAAATATCAGCAAAAAACAGACAAACAACACATTCTTGATAATCCTGATACTTACGTCGGGTCTATTGAAAATGTTGATACTGATATGTGGATATTAAATGATGATGGAAGTAAAATTATTGAAAAGAATATTAATTATATTCCAGCTTTATTTAAATTATTTGATGAAGGAATTGTAAATTGTAGAGACCACGTTATCCGTATGAAACAATCAGTAACCAATAATATTGAAAATTCTCTACCTGTTACATACATTGATATTTCTATTAAAGATGATGGTACAATTGTAATGATAAATGATGGTAATGGCATTGATGTTGAAAAACATCCTGAGTATAATATTTGGATACCGGAAATGATATTCGGACATCTAAGAACATCTACAAATTATGATAAAAGTGAAAAGAAAATTGTAGGTGGTAAGAATGGGTTTGGTTTCAAACTTGTATTAATATGGTCTTCTTATGGATATATTGAAACAATAGACCATATTCGTGGGTTGAAATATACTCAAGAATTTCGCAATAATCTTGATATTATTGAACCACCTGTTATAACTAAAGTTAAATCTAAACCATATACTAAAATAATTTTTAAACCTGACTATTCTAGGCTCGGAATTGATGGATTAACACCTGATGTAGTATCGCTCTTGAAGAAGAGGGTCTATGATGTTGCTGCAGTTACAGATAAATCGTTAAAAGTCAAATATAACTCAAATATTATTCCTGTAAAGAATTTTCAACAATATATTGATTTATATATTGGAAATAAAGAATCGGTTCCACGTATCTATGAAGATAGTGGTGAGAGATGGGAATATTCAGTAGCGTTATCTCCAAATCACGAATTCATACAAGTCAGTTTTGTAAATGGAATTTATACTTCAAAAGGCGGTAAACACGTAGACTATATATTAGGGCAAATTACACGAAAGTTGTCATCTTTTATTGAAAAGAAGAAAAAGGTTGTTGTTAATATGAATAACATAAAAGAGCAATTAATATTATTTATTAGATGCGATATTGAGAACCCTTCATTTGATAGTCAAACAAAAGATTTTATGAATACACCATCGTCAAAATTTGGGTCATCTTGTACAGTAAGTGATAAATTCATTGAAAAGTTGGCAAAAATGGGTGTTATGGATGCTGCGTGTGCATTAAGCGAAATTAAAGAAAATAAAGCAGCAAAAAAAACGGACGGTTCAAAGACCAAAAATATTCGTGGAATACCAAAATTAATTGATGCAAATTGGGCTGGAACTGAAAAGTCTGGACAATGTGTTATTATATTTTGTGAAGGTGATTCAGCAAAGGCTGGTATTGTTTCTGGTCTTACTTCTGAAGATAGAAATACAATCGGTGTTTATCCAATGAAAGGTAAGTTATTGAATGTTAGAGGAGAACCAATAAAGAAAATATCAGAGAATAAAGAAATTGCTGAAATTAAGAAAATTCTTGGTCTTGAAACTGGAAAAGAATATATTGATTTAGAAGACATTTCTAAAAATCTAAGATATGGTAAAATATTATTTATGACAGACCAAGATTTGGATGGGTCTCATATTAAAGGATTAGGCATAAATTTGTTTCAATCTATATGGCCATCACTTACTCATATACCAGGATTTATTGGTTTTATGAATACACCAATATTAAAAGCAAAGAAGAATAATAAAGAGTTAGTATTTTATAATGAAGGTGAATATAACTCTTGGAAGGATGATTGCACTCTTGATAACAGAGGGTGGAAAATAAAATATTATAAAGGTTTAGGTACAAGTACAGGTAAAGAATTCCGGGAATATTTTGAAAAGAAGAAGTTTGTTGGATTCGAACATACAGGACAATCAACAGATGATGCGATAGATATGGTTTTCAATAAAAAAAGAGCAGATGATAGAAAGGATTGGTTAGAAAATTATGATAGAAATTTATACTTGGATACTAATAACTCTATAATTAAATATGAAGAATTTATTCATAAAGAATTTATACATTTCTCAAAATATGATTGTGATAGAAGCATTCCAAATTTAATGGATGGTCTCAAAATTAGTTTACGTAAAATTCTGTATGCTGCATTTAAGAAGAACCTTACTACAGAAATTAAGGTAGCACAGTTTACTGGTTATGTTTCTGAACACGCGTGTTATCATCACGGTGAGGCATCTTTGAATGGTGCAATTGTTGGAATGGCACAGAACTTTATCGGGTCAAATAATATTAATCTATTCCTACCAAATGGACAATTTGGCACAAGATTACAAGGAGGAAAAGATTCAGCATCTGAGAGATATATATTTACTCAATTGAATAAAATAACGAGATATATTTTCCCAGAATATGATGATAAAATCCTTAATTATTTGAATGACGATGGAACGCCAGTTGAACCAATATTTTATGCACCGATTATCCCGATGGTTTTAGTAAATGGTTCTAAAGGGATTGGTACAGGTTTCAGCACTGAAATATTGTCTTATAATCCTATAGAGATTATTCAATACTTGAAATGTAAATTATCAACTGAAGAATATATTCAAGAGACCACGAAATTCATTCCATATTATCACGGATTTACTGGAACTATTACAGAAATAATTGAAGGAAAGTATTTAATTAAAGGAAAATATGAAAAATTGGGGCAAGATAAAATAAGAGTTACCGAACTCCCGGTTGGTCTATGGACGGATGATTATAAGGAATATTTAGAAACTCTTACAGATAATATAGTAGATAAAAATGGTAAAAAAATTCAAGCAATTATAAAAGATTATGATGATATGAGCAAAGATATAAATGTTGATATTATTATTACATTTCATAAAGGAAAAATAGAAGAACTAGAATGTACAGAATTGGACAATGGATGTAATGGTCTTGAAAAGACATTGAAGTTATATACAACATTAACAACTTCAAATATGCATCTATTTGATTCTAATGAAAAATTGAAGAAGTATAAAAATGTTACAGAAATCATTGATGATTATTATGAAGTAAGACTAGAGTTATATAAAACAAGAAAAGATTATATTATTAAATATATTGAAAATGAATTAATTTTATTATCAAATAAATCCAGATATATTACTGAGATATTAAATGACACGATTGATTTAAGACGTAAGAAAAACGAGCAAATTATTGACATATTGAAGTCGAAAAATTATGATGTAATCGATGATGATGGTGATTATAAATATTTAATTAAAATGCCGATGGATAGTGTAACTGAAGAAAATGTTGAGAAATTGATTAAAGATTGTGAGAGAAAGAATATTGAATTAGAAAATATAAAAGCAACAACTATAAATAAAATGTGGTTGAATGAATTAGATGTGTTGGAAAAAGAATATCAAAGGTTTATTGATAATAAAAGACCTGTTAATGTTGATGAAAAGAAGGTTGTAAAGAAGAAAGTAGTAAAAAAGTTTATTGTAAAAGAATAAGTTCTTTAAGTTAATAAAATAATAAACAATAATATATAACAAAACCCATATTTTTTAATTAAAAATTGAATTAAAAAATAAGTAAATAAAAAATAAGTAAATAAAAAAATAAGTAAAAAATAAGTAAATAAAAAGCAAATAATAATAATTCATTATGAATCTAAATAAATATCAAAAACTTAAAACAAGAGAAAAACCAAGAGAAAAAAACATACCATTATTTGTTTCAACTGAAGGCGAGGATGATGTAGAAGCAAACCTATCCTTCTTAATTGAATTACTAGGAAGTAGTTTATTAGATACTTATATTGAAGATGTATTGAATGAATTGTCCGCAAAAATTATAAATATTAAAAATGTTCCTCATCCAACAAATCCACCCAAAGAAGAACTTATTGAAAATGAACCCGCTGTATTCTATGGGGATAAGAAAGGCACACATTATACTTGTTCTATAGATGGCAAAAAAATATGGGATTCATATAATTGTGGATTTCAATTAAGTTGTACAGACCATTTCTGTCAAGTATTTGTTCTTATGTGTATAGAAAACGCGTTTTTACCTAACTCTCATATAGCCAAACAGTTTTTAAATCTCGAAAAGAATAATTTTATGAAAAATGCATTTATTGCCAAAAATGTTGCGTGTGATATATTAGAGTTATTGAATTATGAATTTGATATTATGTATATTGTAAAAGAAATATTAGATTCAATAAATAGAGATGGAAGTTTCAGACATAAAATAAATCCAAATTCTAAATTTTCAATTAATAGATTTATCAAATATTGTCGCAATTTAACAATTCAAGATATGGAAAATAGTTCTTTTAAACAAAAAGTATTTTTAACTATCTAAAAATATAAATTTAGAGAGAGATAATATGAAGACTAAATATAATAAAAAAAAGCATTTAAAGAAGAATTTGTTTAAAACAAAAAAGAATTTTAAGAAGAATTTGTTTAAAACAAAAAAGCATTTTAAGAAAGGTGGGAATATTATCGGAAAAGGAAAAGATGGATTTATTATTGATTCATTGTCATATGACAGTTATAATAAAGATAATGGTTATCTAGCAAAAATATTTAAACAAGGCATTTATGTTAATAAAGAATTGAATAATAAATTAAAAGAAATTGACCCTGATGGTTCCCGATTTTTACAATATATTATTCCCAATTCCAATTTCAACAAAGATTTACTGAGAGATAATCCAGATATACAAGAATATGTTAAACAAAACAATTTTTTATTTGATAACACAAATGATGTCGTATTTATTAAAAAATTAAATCCAATAGATACAACTAAATTAACCAAACAACAATATCGTTATTTAAAAAAATCTTTAGAAATATTACAACAAAATAATATCTCTCACGGCGATTTACCTGATAATATAATGCTTGACCCTGAAACTAATTATCCTATTATTATTGACTGGGAAAATGCTATTTTAAATGCCAGTTCTAAAGATAAGGAAACTGATTATATTACTTTTATGGGACCACATTTTAAGATACTGAAGTAGATTTTTAGAACCAAGGTTTTAAAACGAGTTCTTTATCATTATTACTTGTCATTATTGGAGGTGCTATTGGAGTATACATTGTACTAGCATCTATAATATATTGCTTATAACCTTGAGCCTCGCCGTAAACTTGAGGTATGCAATAATCCCATACAATTTTATTCAAATTCATTACTTGTTCTGTAATGTTTTTCGGTTGGTTTGCTGAATGTTGTAGAAATACACTCCTCATAATAATTTTCAGTGTGTCTTCATCCTGATTTGCAATGACAAACTGCTGGTTTGACCTCTTATAAACACCTGCTCTAATTCCGTTTTGAATTATACAAATATTTTGTCCTGAGAAAAATACTCGTGACAAATCAGTTTCATCCCATAACCCCTCTGTTGGGTCTCTATAAGTAATACATTGACTTACTGGTATTTTATCATACATTTGAAATAAATCCTGTGTTTTAGGATTAAAAATATCAACACGTCCATTTGAAACTTTACAATTATTATCTTTCATTTATAATAATCTGATAGAAAAAATTATATTTATTTAATTTATACAAATGGAAGCGTTTCAAAAAATCGTTTTAACTGTTGCGGTTGTATTTCTTTTAATCTGCTTAATTGTAATTTCTATTCTTTTAATAAGAAATAAAAAACATCAATTATGGCCTCCATTAATAGGTGATTGTCCTGATTATTGGATGGATATGTCAGGAAATGGAGCTAAATGTGTAAATGTAAAAAATTTAGGAACTTGTAGAACAAAAGAAATGGATTTTACTGTTTCACCATATAGTGGGTCTGGTGGAAATTGCCAAAAATATAATTGGGCAGCTGGTTGTAACGTTAGTTGGGATGGTATAACATATGGAACTCAATATAGTCCTTGTGACCCGTCATATAATTCAACATCTTCTTAATTTTGTAAAATCATATAAATATAACAATTCTAATATATACATAACAAATGAATGATTACGATAATTATTTTATATTAATAAAACAATTACCAACTGATATTTTCTATATTATTAAAGAATTTTTACCAATAAGTATTACAGTTTTTTTAAATAAAGATTTATATATTAAAAATCATAAAATTGTAAAAAGATATATATCTAAAAATAGTTATGAAAATTATATTAGAAATATGATAGAGAGAGATAATTCATTTGTTATTCAACAATTAATAAATGAAAATTTTGAAAGATGGTATAAATTCAAAAATTATTTGGACAAAAATATTTGTTATTATAATTATATTTACTTTTTAATAGAGTTTAGTATAATTAATAATTCAATAGATTGTATGAAAAAACTAAAAAGTCATTTGTTAAATACGGGTTTAAGTAAAAATCAACATAAAAAGAATGCTATTAAAAGTATAAGATGGATAACCTAAATATTAATCAAATTTTGAATAGACACGAATCTGAACTGAAAATAAAAGAAATACTTCAAAATTTTGAATTAAATAAAAACAATTTGTCTTCTAAAAAAGGAATTTATGTTTATGGAGAACCTGGAACTGGAAAAACAAATTTTGTTATGAATATTTTAAAAGATTTGAATTATGATGTTATTAAATATGATGCCGGGGATATTCGTAATAAATCAATTATAGATACAATAACAAAGCATAATATGTCTGATAAAAATATTATGAGTATGTTTCATAAAAAAATACAAAGAATTGCATTTGTAATGGATGAAATAGATGGTATGAATAATGGCGACAAAGGTGGAATTAACACATTGATAAAATTAATACGACCTAAGAAAACGAAAAAGCAAAAATTAGAAGAGGTATCATTTTGTCCTATCATATGCATTGGAAATTATCATATTGACAAAAAAATTAAAGAATTAATTAAGGTTTGTAATACAATTGAACTGAAAATTCCAAATTGTGAACAAATGAAGAACATAATTAATGTAATGATGCCTGAGTTAGATGAAAATATTAAAGCATTAATAAGGCAATATGTTCAATCTGATTTAAGAAAGGTTTCTTCTATTTTTCAACTTTATAAGAATGACAAAAACTTATTAAATGAAAATATAATAAAAAACATTTTTCAGGTAAAATATTATAATGATGATACTAAAAAGATAACACAAAAAATAATTAATTCAAATTATTCAATTGATGACCATTTAACAGTAATGAATGATACAGACAGAACCATTGTTGGATTACTCTGGCACGAAAATATTATAGATGTTTTAGGAAAATATAAGAAAAATATAAGTATTCCATTTTATTTAAAAATTTTAGATAATATGTGTTTTGCGGATTATATTGATAGGACCACTTTTCAAAAACAAATTTGGCAGTTTAATGAGATGAGTTCTTTAATTAAAACTTTCAAAAACAATAAATTATATAATGAAACATTTAGTAAAAAACAAAAATTCAATCCGGTTGAGGTGAGATTTACAAAAGTTCTCACAAAATATTCAACCGAATATAATAACTCTATTTTTATTCAAAATTTTTGTCAACAATTGAATATGGATAAAAAGGATGTATTTTTCTTCTTCTTAGATTTGAAAAACAAATATGATGATAATGAAATTATTAATTTGTTTGAAAATTATGAGATATCTAAATTAGATATAAATCGTATGTATCGTTATTTAGAAAAATATACTAAAGAAGATTGTCCTGAAAATGATTTATTAGAAGATGATGATACAGATATTGGTTCGGTGTAATATTTATTTGTTTATAAATTATTATAAACAAATATAAAAAACAAAAAACAAAAAACAAAAAA